AAAGAATGCCATTATTATCAATAAGCTGTTTAATTATATAGCATAATATTATTCTCTTTGAATAAAAATCTCTTGTATATATATTATATTTCAGATCCATAGGTATACTTATATAATTAATGTCTCCTTTGGACTTCTCCTCTAGTAGTAGCTGTTCTGTAAATATTCTCTGATCATCATCATCCTCATCATCCTCATCTTCTTTCTTCTCTTCATCAGTAACTGTAAAATCAGGATCCTCAAAATCTATATCTAGTATATCATTGTTCATTCTCTGTTTTATGGGTATATCTTCTTCTTTTTCTTCATCATCATCCTCATACAATTCATCATCATCTACTCCAAAGTCATCAAAGTCAAAATCTGCAAATAGGTCTTTATCTTTCAAGTCTAGGACCCCAGCTTGTGTTTTAATAATTATATCATCCATCCTCTTTTTTGATTCTTCATCTACTTCATCTTCATAATCATTTCTTACAATCTTTCTATCTAAGAGCTCCCTACTAACCTTTATATTAAGATAAACCTTCCTACCGGCAGAATATTGAGATTCCAGTTCTGAAATATTAATTGTAAAGTGTCTAGATAAATCAATATAATTTGGTTCATGAATGATAACTGTAACTTCATCCTTATAAATGCACATCTTTGTTCCTTTTGATCTACTCTGGCTTATGAGAGAAGATTCGTTTGTCTTAAGTATGCCAACATAAGATGTAAATTCAGAATAAGAGTCAGAGTAGTCTATATTATGAAATCTGCATGAGAGAACTGTTGATGATTGAGAGCAGTTCATAACTGGTGGCATAACATTAATTCTCTTATATGTCATATTTCTTTTATCTTTATTAAAAATGATCCTTGTAGCCTTAGGTAGAGAATTAACTTTCTCATTTATGTCAGCAAGCTTTGATACTTGTTCTTCAATACTTAAACCTTGGAGACCAAAGACATCTTCTGCTAGCTCAACTTTCCTATATGATCTCATTATATGCAACATTAGCTCGTCATTTGAAGATTTAGCAGAGACTGTAGTAACGGGTGGAGATGCACCTGCTATGTACTCAAAAAAGTTGGAAGATACATCAATTGTCTTTCTTATAGTTACAACCTCATATAGATTACTTCCAGTCTCCCTTTCCTCCATTACTATTGTCGAGTGTCTTTCATTTGGATGTAAAATATTCTTAATAAAATCTGGTTCTTGATTTTGATTTCTGGCAAAGTATTCAAAATCACATCCAATTGAATCACGTCTTGTAAAATATGGTGATAGGTTGCATATATTGTGATCTTTACAGTATGTGAGACAGCTCCTGTATGCAGTTCTTTGTCTTGTTTCTTTTATCTTATTGAATCTCATTCTGAATAATGGATTGTTGATCTCTTTAAGATTGCACAGAATATCATCTTCAATACCTCTTGTCTTAAAATGCAGCCAAGTTTTGAAATTTGTAGACAGGATGTTATCAGGACTAATCCAGCTTATTCTTCCCTGACGTATTGTATCTATCGAAGGTAATCCTGTTATCATGCTGTCCATTTTCCATTGCCTACAGACCTTAATAAAATTAAAAAGTGGTAGCACATTCATTGTCCCTATTGAACAGCCAGCTGATCCGGCATCATAATATGTTCCTATTGAATTCATGTAATCATCGTAAAAGTTTCCAGTAGTTGCAGGATCCATGTAACTATATATAAACTTTATATCATTTGGACCATATCCTGTTTTTCCAAAGAAAAGAGAATTAAATTCTAAGGACTCAAATGATACCCAGTTTTTATAATTTGATGTCTTTATACCACAATATTTTAGTACTAATTGAATATTGCAATAGAATCTTATTGAAAAATCCTCATAATCCTTATTATTCTCATTCATAAATCTTTGTATCCGATTGTATCTCTCCTTATCTTCTCTTATAATCTTGATATCAGGTACAGGTATAGAATCCATGATACATAGATCGTCACTCGTAACCATTGCATTCAATTTTAATGGGTATGACTCTAGATCTGGGAATTTCCTGTATGTAAGTTCTTGTTTTATCTTCAGTATATATTTTATAACAAGAGAGTGATAGAGAGATGAGCACTGATGGAATATGCCCTGGCCCATATGACTTCTAGCTAGTGCTCCAGGAAACTTTCTTACATCTGTAATCTTATTGTAGAAACATGGAAATTCCATTGGCACTTCAAATATCTTAAATTCTGATAGGAAGCATATTATTGCAGGTATAAAGAATTCAGTTGTGTACTGAGAAAATAGTAAGAACATGAATCCAAATGTACATGTATTGAAATTAGGACCCCATCTTGTCTGGTCAGCAGTTAGATACAAGTGTACAGGATCTTCAAGTGCACTCTGGAATCTATTAGACAACACAGATTCTTTAGAATTCTTATGCAGGAAATCTACATCTGAGGATTTGGCTATATTTTCTGCCACAGACTCTGCAACTTTTTGAAGAACTCTAAAATCAGATGATAGAACAGATATTTCTCTATTTCCTCCAATCTGGTCTTTGTCAAATAGCCACATTGAAAGGTCTAGATCTTGAGAATTCAGAAGTTTTAGTGTCATGAGACTTGTTGAGATAGTTGAATGACGCTCTATCAAAGATGAAATGCTCTTTAATGCTATTGTTTTTTCACACTTGGTTGTGTCGAAAGAGGATCTTGCAGTCATCAATTCAGTAATATGAGGTAAAGAGTTTTGTACAGATTTATAGCTTACATTCATATCTTTGATTACATCTCTTATCATAAGATTAGATACTGGTGAGTATGAAAATCTATCATCTGTCTTTGAGCATAGATCATCTATTCTTGAAAAATGCTGCTCATATTGATATTTCAGATTTTTGTCACATGTCAGTATCTTTGAAAAATGACTATATAGATTCTTAACCATTGGTAAACTATTGTTGTATAAATCTAATTCATCAAACAATTCAACACAGATATCTTTTAAATGTTTTTCATGACCATATGTTTTGGATGGACAGAGGTTACAGAGGAAAGCTTCCCAACCTAATTGCTCCCACTTTAGTCCAAATATGATAGTTGATCTTGATAAGTCTATATTTGATTCAAGTCTTTTCTTAATTTCAGCATATACAAGGAGCATGGATAGTTTAAGAGGGTCAATCGCTAACTGCTTGGCCATCTTAATACTTTGTTGTTTCATGAGTGGTGATTGAACACATGCACCTGTGGTTAAATATCTAAAGATCTTTAAATACCGTGATGATGACCAAGAATTCTCAACAATTATTCTAGCATATAATCTTATCATTGAGAACATGTTTGACATGATTCGGTTCTTATACATAGCTGCAACAAGCATAGCTATTCTATGATGATTTACTAAATTAGATTCTAAATCAGGTAGCTGCCATTTCTCTGTTCTATAGAGACAATCATCAACCATATAACTAACTATTGCCATTCCTTTATCTCTTTCAAATAATTGACCTTTGATTATCACTCTTGCCTTAATGAAATTGTATTTGAAATGTGAGACTTCAAATTGTTTATCTGAACTCCTAACTGTAGAAATTGCAATAGCTATTCTGGATTTGAACCTTGCTTCTTGATAATCTCTAAGTGTCTTGAGATGCTCTATATAGCTATCTGGAATTGATAGAGCTTGAAAAATGCTATAATGATCATAATCAATTGATAAAGAAGTGCATGAGAATGATTTCATGGACATTAGAGGAATTGTCTTCTCCAAAACATCACAAGGTGTCATCCCTCTAGATGGGGTAAGATTAAGATCTCCAATTAAAAATTCTTTTTTATTGTTTTTATTAATCTTAGCCTTTAATCTATTGCTTATGTTTCTAATTACAGTCTTACATACCATTGGATCATAGAGAGCTTGATTGAGATGATTATTGATCTCTTGAACTCTAGTGGCAAGTTTTTCTTGCTTATCATTCCTCATTATCACTAGCTTGTTATACATCTTAAATGGGATTGGAACTAAACGTGTTGTAAATTTGAAAAGTATCTTGTCATTAATTTGTGTTGTTCTATATTTCAACACTGACCCTTCAATCATCTCCTCAGTAAGAACTTTCTCTATAGATGGATCATCATACTCGCAGAGGTATCTATCAGCTTCTCCTGGAAGACAAAAATATTTGTTCTCCTTTTCTTCTGAAATGGGTGATACTTTGATTTCCATAACTTTTAAAATGTATTTGTATGTCGCTTGGTAAAGCTCTGCTTTAACTCTCTGAACTTTAATGTCAGAGGAATTATTTGCACGTCTAATCATTATCTCTTTTACAGCCTCAGTATGCTCATCTATGCTTCTTCCAAGAGGATCAACCCCATTGTTAAAAAATTCTAGTGTTGACTTATCATATAACATCTCAGATTTATGCTGTTCAGCTCTTAAATTAATTAGATTGTAGATGAAATTTATGTCTTTGCTATCATTAGCTCTAGACCATTGCTTAATAAGTCTAATGTCATCAGTCTCCTCAACGAATTTATTGATTATAACATATTTTGATATTGCAGCTGATCTAGAGTTCTTTCTTCGAGGCATCATTGATAATTTTAGTTGTAAGTTATCAGATGTAATGTCAATGAGAATCTTTGGTTCAATAATTTCAATATCAGGTGTATAAGAAGAGTAATTCTCAAAACTAACATTGGTGCTTATTGCTTTACATATCATGATTGATACCAATTGATGAAGCATCATGGATGGAGATGAACTTTTGGTATTAGGTAGCATGCAACTGGATGAGAGTTCTAGAGATTCTTTTGCTACCTCTTGAAATGTCTTTTCCATATGAATGGTAATAAGTTCATCAAAGTTGGATATACCTATAGGTGTCATCTCCATATTGTACCTTATATAGACTATTTTATTAATGAATTCTATATCCATTGTCTTTAACAGTGTG